TGCCCAATGCGCCATTATGCAGTCCTTTGCCAAGTTCCATTACCAGTAAATGTGTGGTAAGTGTACCCACCAGAAGTTGTTACCGTTCCACCAGTTGCTGTTATTGAACCAGTTGTGTAACGAACAATAACTAGTCCTGAACCGCCACCGCCCCCAGTGCCTCCAGTACTACCAGAATAGTTTTGTCCTCCACCGCCACCACCACCTCCAGTGTTTACTGTTCCTGCAGTGCCGCCACCACCGTTAGAGTCACCACCTGCACCACCTCCGCCAGAACCACCTGTGCCACCTGTTATGTAACTACTTCCGTATGCTCCAGCACCACCACCACCAGCATAGTAGCCACTTGCACCAGTTGACGTCGCTGTTGCCCATGAAGAATAGGTATTTAATCCTGCTCCGCCCTTACCCACGGTTGTTCCATTTGTATTATAAATACCTGCTTGACCAGCGCCTCCGCCACCACCAGTACCTGGGTGTGCTCCTGCGTTGTAGCCTTCACCGCCATCGTTTCCTTGTCCAACAGTTCCTGAACCATGACTAAATAAACCACCACCACCAGAACCGCCAGATGCTGGAGCAGGCGTACTTCCATAACCTCCAGCGGACCCTCCTCCAACTGCAGCAGTTAAAGCACCAAAGGTACTATTGTTACCGCTTGTTCCACCATAATTATCACTTGAAGGTGTTTGTGGGTAACCTTTTCCGCCGTTACCTCCACCACCTACTACTACGTTATAACTTCCTAAAGTTAAAGGCTGCGATAGCAACGGAAGTAATCCACCTGCACCGCCACCGCCACCATTATTTCCAGCGCCACCGCCACCGCCAGCAATTAACAAAACATCCACTAGGGCTGGGCTTGGGGTTACTGAAGAGCTTGCATTAGAGTACGCAGAAGTTCCGTTTGCATTAACGGCTGCAATAGTAAAAGTATAAGACGTTCCTGTTGCAAATGTTCCTGTAACAGTGAGTGGGCTAGATGTTCCAGATGTAGAAAGAGAGATAGAAGGTGTGGAACTTACTGTGTAAGAAGTTATAGAAGAGCCACCTGTAGCACCAGCAGTAAATGCAAGACTGACTGTTGATGTGTTAGTTACAGTTGCGGTTGGGGTTCCTGGAACATCAGGGGCTGATGTGGCAGTAATGCTATTACTAGAAGAAGATGCCGCACCTGCGCCTGAAGAGTTTGTTGCTTGGGCGGTAAAAGTATATGCAGTACCAGATTGAAGACCAGTAACAGTAACAGGAGATGTACCAGTACCAGTAAAACCGCCAGGTGAAGATGTGACTGTATAACCAGTTACAGGGCCGCCAGTTGCAGCGTTCCCAGTGATAGTTACAGTAGCCGCACCATTGTTATAGGCACTACCTGTTCCTATGTTAGTTGCGGTACCAATAGTTGGAGCATCAGGTAAATCAAAGATAACTCTTGAAGGGTCGCTAATGCTGGCACCACGGAGGTACTTATAGTTAGCCATTAGTTTCCTTTCTTAGTATCAGGTTATTCGGTTGGTGTTGGGTCAATAAACTTGGTGCCGTCGTATCCCCAACCAATTAATGCGTCACCTGCTGCAATCTCTACAACAGTTTGAATTTCTGTAAGAGGTACATCAGAAGATGCTTCAGCAAGAACTATATTGATAACTTTTGAATTTTCAATAATTGCAAAGTCAGCCATTTAATATCTCCTTAGTAGTACAGGTAAACAATTCCATTACCGCCGTTACCTCCCTTGCCTGGAGAACCACCAGAAGTGCTACCACTTCCTCCTCCGCCACCGCCACCAGCGCCGCCATTGCCTCCATTACCGCCTTGGTTTGAGTTAGCGTAACTACCTGTTCCTCCATTGCCTGCATAACCTGCGCCACCGCCACCGCCAGGAGAGCCGTAAGAGCCGTTGCTTCCAGAAGAATTACCTCCAGTGTAAAGTCTAGAGTTTCCTCCTGCTCCCGCTGGATTATTGCCAGCAGGACCGTTGTTTGCTCCCGTTCCGCCTCCACCACCTCCAGTTAATCCAGAACCTCCATTAGAACCACTAGAGCCAGAACCAGCAGCCCAAAAACCGCCGTCTCCACCGCCTCCAGCACCTTCAACTGCCATGGCTTGTCCAGCAGCAGCACGTTGCATTCCGCCATTATTTGCGGTTGAAGAACCGTGTCCACCAATTGGGTACCCACCTGCACCACCACAACCAGTTCCCGTAGCATTAGAACCAGCATTCCAAACACTGTTACCGCCCAGACCACCGTTTGCACTAATATTTCCGTAAGAAGATGCGCCTCCAGAACCTCCTGTATTGGCGTTAGTTCCATACGGAGCGTTATTACCTGTTCCTCCAGAACCAATAGTTACTACAGATGTAGCAGCAGTAAATCCCCAAGCAACACCGCCACCTCCACCTCCACCAGCGCCAGAGCCACCGCCATTATTACCAGCAGCACCTCCACCTCCACCACCAACGACAATAGCAAATACAGTGTTAACGTTTGCAGGGATTGAAATAGTATTAGAGGAGTTAGTGATAGTTTGTTGCAGCGATGCTGCTCCTGTTATTGCTGGTATTGTAATAGCCATGTTGTCTCCTTAGTAATATAAGTACAGATTAGTTCCAGAAGTACTGGATAAACAACTGTAATAGTAAATTCCATTTGTAAGAGAAAAAGAAGTATCTGCTGGAACCCATCCTTCTGCTGTGGCAGAAGTTGGTGATGCGCCAATAATTGCGTAAACAAATCCATTAGCAGATGGGATTGTTACAGAACCTGTAGAGGTAATAGTCTGTTGAAGAGTGGCAAGTTTTGTGCCACCCGCAGATACTGGGGAAAATAAAGGACTCATCTGTTCTCCTTATGCGTACTTAATAGGGCCAGCGGCAAGAATAGTGTATGTAGGAGTTGCTGCAGTCTTAACTATGGTGAATGAATAAGCATCAGTTGCTGAGGCACTTCCAGCGGTAGGAGCTGTGCCACCTGACCACTTGACTGTAACTCCTGATGTAGAACCATCTACCTGGTATGCATTTGCATAATATGCAGTTGTTCCATTTGTTACTAGTAGGCTGCAGGTGATCGCATCTCCAGTACCTAGAGATGAAGCAAGAGTTGTACTTGAGTTGCCACGGAAGTTGACTGTGAAGTTAGATGTGGTAGATGCGGTTGAATAGTAGACACCTTGAGTTAGAGCATCATAGTTAAATGTCGCTGTAATTGCGCTGGTAGATACTGTTGTTAATTCTTTTGGCGCAACTAATTCAAGGTTAGATACAGAGGTAGAAGCAGACCCTAAAGTCAGGGTTGAAGAACCTAGGGTTGTTGTACCGTAGGCGTTAGTTCTGGCTTTGGTCATTTATCTTCCTTTACTATTACTGATAAATAATACTTTGTATATTATTCTGTTGGAGCGTTAAAGAAGGCGCTACCATCAATTCCTGATGGGAATGTCCAACCATTAGTGTATTCAATGTATTTGCCAGGATTAGCGGCAACTACTTCATCTTCTACACCAACAATTACATTTACTACTTTGTTATCTTCAATAACCGCAAACTTACGGTCTTCAGGACGTAATGTCATTTATATCTCCTTATAACCAATACTCAATATCAATTTTACCGTTACCACCAGCACCGCCGTTTCCACCTGAAGGAGCAGCACCTCCACTACCGCCCGCACCAATAGCGTAAGAGATTGATGCCCCTGGAGTTGTTGAAACAATACTAGTTACAACATCGCCGCTTCCACCGTTTTTCCCAATCAATATACCAGCGTTAGAATATGGAGCAGTGCCGCCCATACCACCTTGTGCTAAGGCTCCAGTACTTCCTGTAAAAGATTGGTTTGTGTTTGCTAGGTTGGCACCAGGACCACCATTAGCAGACGTTGCTCCAGTAAAGGTAGTATTTCCACCAGCGCTTGCAGCAGTTCCGTAGTTAGCGGGGTTGGCTGGTTGTCCACCACCACCTGCACCGTACAAGGTCACGTTTACATATGTAACGCCAGCAGGTACAGTCCAAGAAGTTCCTGATGTAAGAGTTAAGCAATAACGAGTTTTGCTACCAGCAGCAGGTGCTGGATATACTGAGTAGCCCATGGTTATGCGATCTCCACTCCACTGATGTGAAAGTTAACTGTTGTAGCGGATGCAGAGCCTTTTATTGTTTTAGGGGTTGCATTTGCCGCTAGTACTTGCTTTAAATCAAAGAACGCCGTTGTGCTCGCTGCGATTGTGGCAGCAGTCATTAAGTCAATGTTGTCTAGAGTCACAGTGAATGTCTGTGCAGATGTAGAGGTGTTAGTGACAGCGATGTTAGTTACCACCGTGGTAGTGCTTGAGTTTGGCACTGTATATAGGGTGGTTGAAGAGGTAGCCGCTGCTGCCCTCGCTAGTGATTGTGCTGTAACTGCCATTATAGAGACGCTCCCATAACTGTTAGGATTTGAAGGTCATCGCCCCAACGAACACCTGTGGTGGTGCTTGAATCGGCAATAAGTGTTTGTCGGTTGCTGCCAACTCCAACTCTTGAAATGGCGCCAGCACCAGTGGCGGCTAATAAGTCGCCCTTGGTTGTTACTGTAGCCGAAGAGATTGCAGTTGGAATAGCAAAAGGTACGAACGAAATAATTTCAACGTTATCTCCTGCAACCAGTGCGGTTAGAGAAGAGATTGTTGTTCCATCATTAGCGGCGTAATCTTGACCACGAACTAGAAGAGAACCGTTTAAGTAGACTTCTTCTTTACCCGCCAAGTACGTCAGGGCGTTGCCACTGGCATCGTTTCCTGAAAGAGAGGTCTCGCCACCAGCAGCTACGAACCGATAACGGTTTACTGTGGAGGCTACGCCATTAACGCTAGAAATTGACACTAGGAAATCTCACTTCCGAATGCGGAGAATGATAGGTTTGCAGTAGATGCGTAAACTTGAATCTTATCGCCAGATGCTAGGGTAAGACCTAGTGTTAGGGCTGTTGTGTCTGATGCAGCAACAGTAGCTCCGTATACAATCCAGTGCTTTGAAACTGTTGAGGTATCTGCTGAAGGACGTACTGCGATGCGGTATGTAGCAGCAGATGCAGTCTGGTTACAGATAGTTACGGTAGAGACCACAGCAGCAGCGCCAGCTGTATAAAGTGTGGTTTCTGTAGTCGCTGATGGGTTTGATTGACCCAAGACTTTATAAGTGGTAGTTGCCATGGAACTCCTTAAAGGTGGTGTCTTTAGTATGCCCTAAAGGGCGGGGTTTGTAGGGGCTAAATAAAACATTCTTTGTTACGAGTAGCCAGGGCTGGATTTACCCATATCTGGTCTTGGATAAGTTCTCCCCACTCGTGTGAGGTATCCGCTAATACGAACCCTTGGGCGCGCATAAATTCAGCTACTTCTTCGCTGGTTTTGTGCTCTGGTGTGGTAGATGTTTTCTCTGTTTCTAAATGAAATAGTTTAACATCTTTTAGTCTATCTCCAAAGCCTTGAAGTACCTGCCAAGTATAACCTTCAGTATCCACTTTAACCACATCTATATGCCCATCTACATTTTCTTTTGTTAGAAGGGTGTCCATACGAGATGATGGAACGGTTATCTGCTTAACCTTTCCTTCATAGAACTTAGGTGGCGGATTTACTGAATGCTCTTTACTAATGATAGAGGAAGTCCCTAAGACCTCAATGTTATCTGTGTTGACTTGATTAAAGGTCACTTCCCCATCTATCTCTGTAATAGCGCAGCAGTATGCAGCCATCCATGGGTAGCGAGCCTTAGTTATATTAAAGCAGACTGGATTGGCATCAATAACGATTGCTTTAGAACCTCTGAGCTCTTTAATAAAGTAGCTAGCATCATCACCGTCTCTGGTTCCCACATCAATAATAAGAGGAGCCTTGGCGCCAAAATACTTTCTATAGTTAGTTATTACTGGCTCAAGAGGGGAGATGTAATCAGGGGTATCATCAATAGTCTTTAGATTGTTGACAATTGCTGCCCTATACATTTGTGCAATATCTTCATCTAGTAGTTCGCGGAAGAGATTGATGGCTTCATCTTTACGACCTACCCACCAACCAGATACGCCTTTCTCAAAGCGCAGTGCATATTCTCCTGGGTAGTCCACCCATATAGGAAGTGGGTTTTGTTTGTGTTGGGCTAGCGATAAACCTACCTCAGCAGTTGTATAAGACTCCTGCCACTTCTGCTTGCGCTCATACCATCTAGCTAATAAGAACCATGCTTCTGGTCTACCTGGTAGAAAGGCAATAGCTTTTAGGAATAGATTAATAACAGTGTTCTCACGGTTCTTTTGGCTTTCAAAACAGAACGAAGACTTGAGCAAAGAAGCGTATACATAATCTGGATGTGAATAATATCCATACTCTGCTGTGCGTAGATAGAATGAAACAGCAGATGCTGTCTGTCCTATCTTTTCATACTCAACCGCGATATTAAAGCTAAGTACTGGGTTGAATGGGTCTTTAGAAAGAGTGATGATAAGGTCATCAATTTGCTTATACAATTAGGGCCTCCTGAATCAATTCTTCTACCAAGGCGTTAGGCACATCTAGAATGAACGCCGCATTATCTTGAAAGCCAAAACTTATAAGTAAATTATCATTGTATTTAGCTGCTCCCGCGCAGAACTCAATTTGACCATCTAGGAATGACCATGACTGTGGAGAGATGCCGATAAGGTTAAACTCCTTATCCCACACGCATAGGCGGTGGCGATAGGTACCGTTCTTTTGTTTTAGATAGTTTTTATATAGAACAACCTCATGGGTAATAGCAATGTAGTAATCACCCCAAGGGATTAACTGGGAGCCCCCACGCTGATCCGCGTTAGCTGTCTTACCTTGTTTAACAGATACTTGTTCAGACTTAGGCTCATTAGGGTCAACCTTAACTACCTCAGTAGGAACTGTCCATTTAACATAGTGATAGTCTTTATCTAAGATAGGCATCCAGTTCTTTTCACAGTAGGATGACTCATCTATAGGCGCTGGTATTCTAATGCGAGATACTTCTTTAGCTGTCCAAGCTTCTTTATCTACTTCTAGCTCTGATAGCTCCATACGGCCTTGACCGTTGGTAGTGGTATCTCTACGAACACCTGTTCCATAATACTTACCGCCCCATTTAACTAGGCGAGCATCTTCTAATCCTACGAATGTCCAGATAGGTTTAACATCTAATTTGTTGGTGTCAATAGGGCAGTAGTTAGTAATGTTTAAATCTTCATCAAGGCGCAGAAGATAATTATCTGTAACAAGACGCTGGTCTTCTTCTGGATGTAGATAAGACAGCGGTCCCCAAATACTAGGGAAGCGTTGATTATTTTCTGCGTGATACAGTGTGTAATTGATATGGCGCAGAATACAAAGTATTTCTCCATCATCATCTATAAAAATAGATGGGTTCATCAACCCAGTACCTTGAGTATCTTTTGATGGAATGATTAGCGGTTTTAATTTACCGCCTTTTTGTACCGATTTTTGTACCAGATTCATTAGAGAAGTGTACTACATACCACCATACAATAAGATTGTTACAGTTGGATCAGCAGCAGTAGTTCCAGTTAAACCTTGGATACCTTGTGTACCTTGCGTTCCAGTTGCGCCTTGAGTACCAGTTGTACCAGTTGTACCTTGCGGTCCTTGAATACCTTGAGTTCCCTGGGTACCTGTCGCACCTTGCGTTCCTGTAGCACCTTGCGCACCAGTCGTTCCCTGCGCGCCTGTTGTGCCTTGCGCACCAGTTGTTCCCTGGAATCCTTGAACGCCTTGAATACCCTGTGTACCTTGCGCTCCAGTGGTTCCCTGAGCACCAGTAGTTCCCTGTGCTCCAGTTGCGCCTTGTGTTCCTGTGGCTCCCTGTGAACCTGTAGTTCCTTGAGTTCCTTGGATACCTATGGCACCATCAAGGTTTACTGTCCAAGATGTATATGTTCCTGAACCAAGACTTCTAGTTACAGCTACTGTTAACGCGCCAGTACTAGAGTTATAAGTGGTTACATCTGCGTAAATAATATTTGAGCTTGTGTTAGCAATGATTACTGATTGTCCAACAGAGTAAGAAA